GTTGATGGTGCCACAATCTGGCATAACGGACCAGTTGTCGAAGCACTCGAACGAGGTGCAATCCTGCTCCTTGACGAAATCGACCTTGCCTCTAACAAGATCCTCTGCCTTCAGAGCGTCCTTGAGGGAAATGGTGTTTTCCTTAAAAAGATTGGAAAGTATATTAGACCCAGAAATGGATTCAACGTATTCGCAACCGCAAATACTAAAGGTAAAGGTTCAGACGACGGAAGATTTATTGGAACTAACGTGCTCAATGAAGCATTCCTCGAAAGATTCCCAGTAACTTTTGAACAAGAATATCCTAGTGCTTCTATTGAGAAGAAAATTCTTGCTTCTGATTGCACTGATGACAAGTTTGTTTCCCATCTTGTTGACTGGGCAGGTATCATTCGTAAGACATTTTACGATGGTGGTATTGATGAATTAATCTCTACTCGTCGTCTTGTTCATATCATTCGTGCTTATGGCATCTTTAATGATAAAGCAAAAGCAATCAAGGTTTGTCTAAATCGTTTTGATGATGAAACAAAACAATCATTCATGGAACTTTATGACAAAGTTGATGCAGAGATTGACATCTCAGATGAGAGTACAACTGAACTTAGTCCATCAGTACAATAATGACAATCTGGAAAAACTACATTGCTGCTCTTGAAGAGACATTCCCTGACCTAAAGGTTGGGGAACAATGGGCAGAGTGGGAAGGAAAAGATGCCCACCTCATTGCTAACCTTCGTTATGGTAAAAACTTTATCAAAGCAAGGGAAGCACATATAACAGATCCTAGATCTGACATCTACAACACTATACTGTATCCTAAGACAGGTGCAGATCTTCCTTGTTTTGGAATGGATCTAATGAAGTTTAGTGAGAAGAAAGTCATTCTAGTATT